ACTGAAGAACTCGAATCCTTGGGACAGATACTTGTGAAGCAATTGAAGAATCGTTATAACGATGCCAACCTTTGTAAGAGGTTTGTAGTTGGTATTGATCGCGCAAAGATGAGACTGTATGATTGTGAGCAGACAGCACAAGATGACATACTTGACTCTGGTCAGGAAGAAGAGTATAATAACGAGGAGAGAACTAAAAAATCATTCTCAGGATTTAAGTTTTGAACGGATACTACTCTGTATTTGATCCAACTGGTAAAAAGATTGCTGATTGCGGATCTATTAAAGATGCCGTTAATCTTCTTAGAACAAGAGGTGATGGACACTATTACCAATTCAAACCAATCTATGAAACAGTTGAGGTCAAACTTTTAGAAAGACCTAAACTTCCAACTAAAGATATTGTCGTTAATATGGACGGTGGTGTTGGTGGTAGTTGGAAAGAGGTAGAATACATTGAAGTTCAAGGACAAAAATTACAAATACAACAATCCGAACAACCCAAATTAGACTTATGAGTAATGTAAACACTGACGCATATCTTGAGTTTGTAGATGCTGTCACATCTCAACCCAGTAAAGATGCCGATGCTTTTGAGTATCGTATTCAAGAACTTCGTGGAGAAGGATTTGAAACACATCGACTTCTTACTGCTGCTGTAGGAATGTCTGCTGAGGCAGGTGAATTTACTGAGATTGTTAAGAAAATTGTCTTCCAAGGCAAACCTGTCAACGTTGAAAATCTGTTTCATCTTAAACGTGAACTTGGAGATATCATGTGGTATGTTGCTCAGGCATGTATGGGACTCAATATTTCTCTTGATGATATCATTGAGATGAATGTTGATAAACTCAAGTCAAGATATCCTGGCGGTGAGTTTGATATTCACTACTCTGAGAACCGAGTTGAAGGAGATGTATGAGTAAAAAATCATTTAAGAATAAGCATCAGCAGCAATGGGAGTGGGAAGAAACTACTGAGACTAAAGCAGCAATTGCTGCTCTTCATGAAGGCATTCGTCAGCGTAAGTTAAAAGAGCAAGATGATAAACTAAACTATGAAACAGGAGGCAAATGAAACTACTCACACTAGAAGACTATCAAAAAGCAGGAGAAACGTTCTGGCCTAAGTATTGGTACGTTGCCAAAGAACTTGGTGAAGATGCTAAACCTGAAGATATTATCAAAGTAATGGAAGCAGTTGGTGGTGTGGCATTGAAACTTGCATTAGACGATAAAGAAGGTCCATTCGGATTTAATAAGAAAATTAATGAAGATGGAGCACAAATCGTAGAATCTCCAGAGAATGTACCACCTGGAACTGTAGCAATTAAAACTAATGGTCAGTGGGCAGCATATGAACTCTGATCAGACTAAAACCGAAGAAGTTAAAGTTCCTGAAGGTGCCGAACTCATAGATGAGGTGTTTTACGTGTGGAAGACTCGTTATGGTTTGTATTCGTCAATGACAAAGCAAGGTCGTCAGATGATGACTGGTGCTACTAAAGATGGTGTTACTCTTATGACACGTTGGCATCTTAAGTGTGAGCAAGATGGTACATTAGAACAGTACACCAGAGTTGTTGGTGATGGATTTGTTGGAGGAAAACTGTAATTTTTTTTTCCTATTCTAAATACTTAAAATAGTATAACCTATAATGTCTGACTCCGAGGTATTACTTGCAATAAACTCTGCTTTGCAAGGAGTTCAAACTAAGGTTATAAAAGCAGGACCGAAAGTAGATAAAATACGTGTCATATCTTCTCAGAGAGCAGAGATACAGGATAAAATATCTAAGAGACTTGTACAGTTAAGAATAAATTATGTCAATGAAATTGATAAGAGTGAGTCTTCATTTCCTGTAACTAAAATTCCTTTACAGAAAGGAGTCGTTAAACTAATTTACAAGAAAGGTGCTGGTGGAGGTTCGGGTGCAGGAGCAGCACTAACTAAACTTGCAGAGTCTTCTCAAGCACTGTATGCTGCTCTTGTGTTTAATGTCCTTGGTCGTGAAATGACTATCAAGGATGTAACTAAAGAAAACTTTACTAGAGCAGCGGGTTCTGCTATTACTGATGAAAAGTTTGACAGTATGGTAAATAACTTACCAGATGACTGGATTAATTCCTCTATTGCTGGTGCAAATGCTTTATATAAGATGTATAAGGGAAAAGGAAGGTTTACTTTTCATAGAGGTTCAAAGTTAGTTGATGCAGTTGAAAAAACATTTACTGCGATCAATAGGCAAGAAGGTGCATTTGGAAATTTAAACAAATGGAGTCCTGCTGACATCTATATGGTAGGCGGCGGGTTTAATGTTGGTGCGCTTCAAGCAGAAAAAACATTGAAAGGACTCAATGAAAAAATGTTTGAGTTCATTCAATCTAATCAATTAATTGGTGTTTCTCTTAAGAAGATAACTGGAACTGGTAGAATAAGTAAGAAAAACTTTCCTACCGATAAAAAACTGATGACTGCTTCTTATAGAGGAACCAGTACAAATCTTGATGCTATGGATGGATATATTCAATGGGGACCTCAAACTACAGAGAAAATTCAGTTTAGAAGTTTTGGTGGCGAAGTATCTCTTACAGGATGGCAGGGGGAAATCAAAGGCGCATCTGCAAACCAGGGTAAGATATCGTTAGGTCCTATTAACTTTATTTTAAATCGGCATGGTCTTCCAAAGTTGCCGACTTCATTGGTGTCTGCCCAACTTGCTAGAAATAATACTGATCAACACGCAAAAGATATTGCACAAATGATGGTAACTTCTGGAATTGTAAAATCAAATCAAGTAGATCAAATTGTTGAAATGATAAAACAAAAAAGTGATAAGTATAGATATTCAAAGTATCTTGTACTGATATTGCTCACTACAATTTCAAACGCACCTGCTCAAATCAGAAATCAAGTTGTTCAAGATTTTTATCTCTATGCAAGTTCTCAGGCAACGTATTCTGCACCTTATGTAAAACTAGAGTGATAAATAAAGTATAAGGACTTACAATATAAATGAAGAACTTTCTAAAATTCTTTACTGAAGCAAAAGCATCTGTTGCATCCGAAAGAGCCAAGAAAATGGGTCTTAAGACGGATGGACATGGCGGTTGGTATAATGCGTCTGGAGAATTTGTTGCAAAAACTGAAGGTGGAGAATTAAAGTTCTATAATAAAGGTCAAAAACCTGGTAAGGATCAACCAGAGGATTCTGAAAAGAAAGCAAAAGCAGCAACAACTCCTCAGAAGACAGCGGCACCTATAGCACCTGAAGAAGGTGAAAGTGAGGAGAGTCAAAGTAACGCAGTAACTGTTGTATTTGGTCGTTTCAATCCACCAACAACAGGTCATAAGAAATTACTTGACATTGCATACGGAATATCTGCTGGGTCTGACTTTAAGGTATATCCTTCAAGGTCTCAGGATGCTAAAAAGAATCCTTTGAATCCTGATTCTAAGGTTAAATATATGAAAAAAATGTTCTCTAAGTATGAGGACAATATTATCAATGACGATAATATGAAAACTATTTTCAATGTTCTTCAGGGAGCATATGATGATGGATATACTGAAGTTACTATTGTTGTTGGTGCAGATAGACTTGGTGAGTTTAAGAACCTTGCCAATAAGTATAACGGCGAACTATATGACTTTGAAAATATTAATGTAGTATCTGCCGGAGAAAGAGATGCAGATGCTGAAGGTGTAGAAGGAATGTCTGCTTCCAAATTACGTAAGGCAGCAACTGAAGATGACTTTGAAACTTTCCGTTCTGGAATTCCAAATACACTTGACGATAAAGATGCAAAGGCATTATATGCTCTTATCAAAAAACAAATGGGAACTTCTGAGAAGAAAGAAGTAGAAGAGTTGTGGCAGATTGCACCTAAACTTGATATGATTAATCTGCGTGAAAACTATGTGTCAGATAGAATTTATTCTATTGGTGATATTATAGAGAACCTTAATACTGGTCTTATTGGCGAAGTTATCCGTAGAGGAACAAATCATCTTATTTGTTTGACTCAAGAGAGTTTGATGTTTAAGTCTTGGATTAAAGATGTAACCGAGTCTGCTTATACTGATGAATCTGGTGTTCCTGCAAGTCAGAGAGAAGTTGGAACAGATTCTCTTAGAAAATATGCAATGAGATTGACTCATACTACTACCATTAAGAATTTCATAAATAAATATAAGAAAAAGTCTAAGTAAAATACCATGATAACTAATGGACTCGGTATCTCTAAGAATCCTCTGAACGATATTTCAAAAGTATATCTTGAGAATATTGCTAAAACTCCTGAAGTTAATGAAATCAACGAAGGAATTCGTGATAAGGACTCAGAAAAGGGAACCAAGGAGCGTAAAGCACGTCTTGAGAAAAAACGTGGGATGAAGGTGGACGATCATCCTGAATATAAAAAAGGTGTAGAAGCACCAAGAGAAAAACTTAAGACTGACCGTGATGGTTATCGTGTCCCTAAGAAGGATGCTGATGAAGCTAGAGAAAGACTGCTTGCAAAAGCAAGAGCAAAGAGAGAAAAAATGAGTGAAGGTCTTGACTCAGTGGGTCAAGAGGATGCTGATATTGATAACGACGGAGATACTGATACGACTGATAAGTATCTTCATAACAGAAGAAAGGCAATCGGTAAGGCGATCAAGAAGAAGAAAGGTATCAAGGAAGGTCATTGTGAAGAAAAAGGAGTCAAGTGTTCCAACGTAGAAAAGAAGAAAGACTCTAAGAAGAGTATGAAAGAGCATGTCTCATGGAGACAAGACCTCATTGAGATTATGGATGATATTGAGAGTCAGAAGGAAGTTAAGGAAAAGAAAGTTAACAATAAAATTAAAATCAATCCAAAACTTGGTGAAGCAGTTGAAGAAATCGGTGGTACACTGATTGAAATGATTGAAGTTGATGAGATGGATGTTCTCATTGAGAGCGTTTATGAAGAAATGATTGAAGAAGGTTACTCTGAAGATGATGTTGAGAAAGCGATTGAATTTGCATTGACTGAAGACCTCAATAAAGTATCTGAAATGAATTTTTCTGAAGGTATTAAGTTGAAGAGCGGCAAAGAGTATATGGATGGAATTAATAATGCAAAAGAAAGAGCTCTGGGTGCCGTTCGTGCTGTTAGAGATTTTCTCAATCCACCCCCTAGTAAGTCAGCTGATCCAGGAGTCCGTGATGGTGGTAGATATACGGGTAGAGGTGGTACTCTAGTTACTAAATCTCCAAAGAGCACTGAAAAAGATACCAAAACTTCAGCAATACCTTTAGAAGTAAAACCTTATAAACCTTCATCACCTACCACACCAACTCCAACTCCTACATCAACTCCAACTCCTACATCAACTCCAACTCCTACATCAACTCCTGCACCTGCTAGAGACAGGATGGCTAACGCTTCAAAAGAAGATCGTATGGCTGCCTTTGCTAAGGCAAATCCAAAACTTGCTGCACGTCAGGCAGAAAGGGATCGCACTCGCGGTACAAGTGCCACTACGAATCCTATGCTGCAGGGTATGAAGTCGAGAATGCCTGCACCTGCTAGCATTAAGAAAGAAGAAGTAGAAGTAATTGATGAATTTGTTGGTGGCAAACCTGGAGATGGATACATTGGTCCAACACCAATTCCAAATCCTATTAGGATGGCAAAAGATGCGGTTGATGCAACCAACCGTACTAACCAGAAAAAGGTTGATATGGTAAACAAGACTCTGGGTCGTGGTACTGCTTCAATGCCAAATGTTAAGTATTTTAATAAGGGTGCTAGTGCAGCATCTCAAAGATACCTGGGTCTTCCTGAAGAAGCATCAGATGCTATGAAGGATCGCCGCATGGAGCGTGGTGGTGTTGATGGTAACAACCGTTATAATAAAGCACCTAAACCTGCTAACACTGCTGGTAAAAAGAAACCCTACGATGGTATGTCCGCACTTGAAAGAGTAAAGGCAGATATTCGTGCCAAGTATGGTAAAGGTGCAATTATGGATACTAAGAAAAAGAAGAAGTAATGCCTGCCGTATCTAAAGCACAGCAAAGGTTTATGGGTATGGTTTATGCCACCAAGAAAGGTGACATGACCAACCCTTCACCTGAGGTTGCCCAAGCAGCAGCATCCATGAAGAAGAGTGATGCGAAAGATTTTGCATCAACTAAACATAAAAAATTACCAGAAAAAAAGAAAAAATCTTTAAAGGAGTTTTTGGAGAATATATAGTATCAGTAATTGAGATTTACCATG